CAAGGGATATCACGAAGAACGCAGAGCCAAAGAGTCTGCCGAGCGTGAAAAAGAAGAGGCTCTTCGCCTTGCTCAGGCAATGTTTGAAGAAAACAAAAAGCTCAAAGGCTCCGTCAATCAAGGGCAGACTGTTCTCTTGGAACAAGCCAAGAAGGTCATTAACTCCGAGATTGAAGAAGCTAAACGGCTCTATAAAGAAGCTTACGAGTCTGGAGATGCTGATAAGTTGTTGGATGCTCAGGAAGCACTCACTACTGCCAGAATCCGCGCAGACAAAGTAAATAATTTTAGACCCGCCCCTTTACAAGAGGAAGAAACTCCTGTACAAATAGCACCACAACCTCAACAGGCAGCGCCCGTTGACGAAAAACTACTAGCGTGGCAAGACCAAAATCAGTGGTTTGGAAGCAACAAACGCATGACTTCATATGCTTTAGGGCTACATGAGGAACTTGTTGAGAATGGTATTAGGGTTGGCAGTGATGAATACTATCGTCGTATTGACACTGACATCCGTGAAAGATTCCCCGACCAAGTTGGAGCCGGAGAATCCGCTGATGCGAAACCTCAGCGAACCAAGTCCAATGTTGTTTCACCGGCTACCCGTAGCACAGCGCCTAAAAAGATCGTGCTAACGCAGACGCAAGTGAATCTCGCCAAGCGGTTGGGAGTTCCTTTGGAACTGTACGCCCGTAAGGTTGCTGAAGAAATGAGGAAATAATTATGGAAAAATCTGCACGTCCTAGTCGTGATCTATCTACCCGCGAAGTAGCGGAACGTCCAAAACAATGGATGCCTCCTAAACTTCTCCCCGATCCAATCGCGGAAGAAGGCTACAAATATCGGTGGATTCGTATCGCTGTACAAGGTAAAGACGATGGAACCAATTATTCTTCTAAGCTTGCCGAGGGTTGGGAACCCGTTAGAGCCTCTGATCATCCCGAGATTCGTTTGTTTAGCTCTGCTGCGGCAAAGTTTCCAGACAGTATCGAGGTAGGTGGTCTCTTGCTTTGCAAAACACCTGTAGAGTTTACTGAACAACGTAATGCGTATTATCGCCAACAAGCGGATGCGCAAATGGAATCAGTTGACAATACATACATGCGCGAGAATGATCCGAGGATGCCTATGTTCAAAGAACGTAAGTCCACGGTCACTTTCGGAAAAGGTACTTAATTTTTTAGGAGTCTTAAATGGCAACTACTGCTGCACCCTATGGGCTACGACCCATAAATCGTATCGACGGCATGCCCTATGCTGGCGCTACGAGTCAATTCTTAATCGATCCTGCTGGCGAAGGTACTAACTTGTTTTATGGACAAGTTGTTATCATCGGCGCTGACGGTTATATTGCTTTGTCTACCGCTACCGGCGCAGATTTGACTACCAATAACCTTGGTGGTAATAATCTTGGTGCTATCGGCGTGTTTGTAGGCTGTTCGTACATTAACGCACAAGGCCAGCAAATTTACGGTCAGTACTACCCCTCCGGCACAACCGGCGTGGTAACTGCGTATGTTGTAACGGATGACAGCGTAACTTTCCAAGCGCAACTGGACGGCGTTGCTGACCAGTCGGATCTTGGTGCTAACACTTTCTTTGCTGCCGTACAGTCCACTTCTACAGGTTCTACCCGTACAGGTAACTCGACCAGCGCATTAGAGTCAACCACTCAGACCGCTGCTGCTGCGTTTAAAATTATCGGCTTTGCATCTCCTGTGACTGACGCTTTCCCAGATGTTCTGGTTAAGTTCAATCCCGGCGCACACGCCTTCAGCAACGCCGTTGGCATCTAAGGAGCTAAATCATGGCTATTTCACGCGCACAACTGCTCAAAGAATTACTCCCCGGCTTGAACGCTTTGTTCGGTCTTGAGTACGCTAAATACGGCGAAGAGCACAAAGAGATCTACGAAACAGAGACATCTGAGCGTAGCTTTGAAGAAGAGACAAAGCTGTCTGGCTTTGCTGCTGCACCAGTCAAAAACGAGGGTTCTGCCATCGCTTATGACAATGCACAGGAAGCATGGACTGCACGTTACACTCACGAAACCATTGCGATGGGCTTTTCCATCACAGAGGAAGCTGTGGAAGATAACTTGTATGACAGCCTGTCTTCACGTTATACCAAGGCTTTGGCCCGTGGTATGGCTTACACCAAGCAAGTTAAAGCTGCTGCAATCTTGAACACCGGTTTTACTGGTTCCGGTAACCCCACCTATGGTGACGGTCAGGTTTTGTTCTCGACGCAGCACCCCTTGGTTTCTGGTGGAGTTAACAGCAACACACCATCTACTCCTGCCGACTTGAATGAAACATCGTTGGAAAACGCTGTTATTCAGATCGCTGCTTGGACAGATGAGCGTAGCTTGCTGATCGCTGCAAAGCCTAGGAAGTTGATTGTTCCTCCTGCTTTGATGTTCGTTGCCACACGTTTGCTGGAAACCGAACTTCGTGTTTCTACAGCCGACAATGACATCAACGCATTGAAGAACAACGGTTCAATTCCTGAAGGTTACACCGTTAACCACTATCTGACAGACACCAACGCTTGGTTCCTGTGTACAGATGTGCCTAACGGCTTGAAGCACTTCGTGCGTACCCCCATGTCTACAGGCATGGACGGTGACTTTGACACAGGTAACGTTCGTTACAAAGCCCGTGAGCGTTACAGCTTCGGCGTGTCAGATCCTTTGGGCGTGTTCGGTTCACCCGGCGCTTAATAGGCATCAAAAAAAAGGGGAGCTTCGGCTCCCTTTTTTGTTGCATTGGTTTAAACGTAGTGGTATAAATACACATCCGGGGTTTTCCGGTGCATTAGACAGTCCCGGCTGACGACATACAGACTAATGCACTTAACTTGTATGTAAGGAAAAATCATGGCATTGACCACATTCTCCGGCCCAGTCAAATCGTTAAACGGTTTTATCGGCGGCACAGCAACCTCCCCCATTGCAGTAACAACTGCTGGCAATATTTCTGAATCTTACGCTACGACATCTGCCACCACTGGCGATACACGTTTGTCGTATAACCGGTTGACTTTTACCTCTACAGGTTCAGGCGAAACATTTCGTGCTTTGACCCGAGTAACGGGTGCTAACGGCGCTACAGGCGGCACAATCAACGGTGCTCATATCTCTACTTCAATTAACACAGGCGGCACGATCTCTGGTGCGGCTAACGCAATCCGTGCAACCATTGGTGCTGCTGTTGCCGCCCCCGGCGGTACATTGGCTGCTTTGCAGTTGGATACTGACTTTGCTTCTGGCACAACTCTTGGTGCTGAAAGTGCTTTTATCCGCGTAACTGACTCGGGTGCTGGCACAGGCAAGATGACTCGCTTGATGAACGTTAGTACAGGTACAGGCTTGTTCACTGCGGCTACTAGCTCAAGCACTTTGGCTGGCGGTCTTAGAGTTCGTATTGCCGGTGCTGATTACTTTTTGGTTGTTGCTAGCGCAGTAGCCTAATGCAGATCACCAAGGAATTCTTGGAGTCTGAGATTCGTGAACTTGAGACTGAAGCGCAGAAGGCCCAAACCTTTTTGATTCAGGCTCAAGCCACAATCCAAGCGTACAAGATGCTTATAAACAGGTTAGACGCACCAGAACCGGAGCAACAACATGACGATGCAATATGACGTAAAACAAGGACATTTAAACCAAAGCGGTTTTTTTGTGCTTGGGCGCAACCGTGTAAAAGGCGTTTCTTTTTACGGCGGTAGCGGAACTTTGGTTTTGTTTGATACGACTACAGCCCCAGTAACTTCAAGCGTAACTTATGGTCGTAACAGCACAACCGTAACAATTGCAAAAACTGCGCATGGGTTAACAACCGGCACTGTTGTTGGTATTCACTTTGACAGTGGCTCAGGTGGTGCTGCCACTGATGGAAATTACGCCATCACTGTAACAACCGCAGATGCGTTTACGATCACAGACATCAATACTGGGAATATCACAGGTTCTCCAGCAGCCGTTTATGTCAGTGGCGCAAATCGTTGGCTGATGACCTACGAAACGCACTCATCAGACGAGTTCCAAAACGCCCCCATTATTCCCGGTGAAGGCGTGTTGGCGGTCAATGGGATTTATGCCTACATGAGCGCAATTGACGCGGCGCAGATTTATTATGGCTAAATCACCAGCATGGCAGAGGAAAGAAGGCAAGTCCGAGAAGGGCGGCTTGAACGCCAAGGGTCGGGCCTCCGCGAAAGCGCAAGGTATGAACTTGAAACCTCCCCAGCCGGAAGGCGGCTCACGGCGCGACTCCTTTTGTGCAAGGATGAGTGGCATGAAGAAAAAACTAACTTCTGCCAAAACCGCCAACGACCCAGACTCACGGATCAACAAAGCTCTTAGAGCTTGGAACTGTTAAGGAAGTGTTATGAAACGCAGTATTAACGAATACGATCCAAATCGTGGTGGCGGTGGCGGCGGCGGTTCTTCCTCACCGACAAGCGGCGGTGTTGGCGGCGCTAAACCTAAAGAGAAATATACTTTTGATCGGATTACTGGTTCACGTTCTGCAAAAGATTACAAAGAAAGAGAACGAGAGCCGGAAATAACAGGTCAATTAAATTTTGGCTCTCCTCGCCGAAGTAGTAGCAATAGAACTCCAATGATGAGTGATGATTATTCACGCGGAGGAAAGGTGCCTGCTTCTAAACGCGCTGATGGTATAGCCCAGCGCGGCAAAACTAAAGGTCGGATGTGCTAGATTTAAACACCGCATGGTCAGCAATCCTATCGTTAGTGATCGGATTGCTTGGTTACATGATGAACGAAAAGTTCAGGGAGCTTGCTCGCATCAGTATCTTGTTGAACAAAACACGCGAGGAGGTTGCCCGTGATAACGTTACTCAAGCAGAAGTTGACCGCATTACAAATCACATTGACCAGCGCTTTAACAAGCTTGAAGCAAAAATTGACCAACTTATTCAAAAAGGATAACTAATCATGTCAAATGGAAACCCCGCACCACCACCACCACCGCCGCCACCCAGAAGCGAAGGTACACCAAACTTTGGTGAGCCATCATCACTTGGCAGAAGTCTTCGCGATGCCGTAAGCCTGCCCCTAGCTGGAGGCACTTTATCGCCTGCCAAAGTTGGCAAGGGGTATGGAGTGAGCTGGACTAAAAAGTTTAATAAGGGCGGTAAAGTTGGCTCCGCTTCTAAACGCGCTGATGGCATTGCCCAACGTGGCAAGACTAAGGGCCGGATGAGATAATGCCAAGCACTAGCAAAAAGCAACACAATTTCATGGCGGCGGTGGCTAACAACCCAGCGTTTGCTAAGAAAGCAGGCGTCCCACAGTCTGTGGGTAAAGAGTTTAACGAGGCCGACAAAGGCCGTAAATTTTCTAAAGGTGGCGACATGAAAAAGATGAACATGGGTGGATACGCAGACGGCGGCATGACTATGGTCAACAAGAACGGCAAAATGGTTCCTGACTTTGCTGCTGACGGCAAAGGCAAGATGGCCAAAGGCGGTATGGCTCACAAAGATGTAAAGATGGACAAGTCTATGATGCAGAAGGCCGTGAACAAACACGAAGGCCGTCTACACAAAGGCGCGTCTATGACTAAACTGGCTGGTGGCGGTATGGCTGCATCTAAGATGGGCGCTGTAAAGACTGGCAAAACACCTGATGGCATTGCTTCTAAAGGCAAAACCAAAGGAACAATGATTGCCATGAAACGTGGCGGCAAGTGCTAAGGAGCTAACATGAAACGTAGATTTTATGAAGATGGCGGTTCTATTTTAGAAGAAGCAAATGCTTCCCAAGAAGCTATGGACATTGCTTCATCTATGGGCGCTGGCCCAAAAAATGAAAAAGCTCCTAAATCTGAAAAGCCCAAGAACCGAGTTGTTTCTAAGAAAGAATTAGAAGAATCCGGCATGAGTTTGCGCGATTATCTAAACCGTGAGCGTGGTTTAAAGCGTCGTGTTTCCAAAGATCCTACCGCCGGTGATTCTCCTGATAAAGCAGCACAAGAAGCTGCAGATTCTATTGACGCCACTCGCGGCATGAGAGCGCCTCGTTACACACCTCCCGGGTCTGCTCCAAAACAAACTACGCAAAAGCCAAGGCCAAAAGTGTTTTCGCCAGATCGTCCTGACAACAGCTTCCCCGGCAGTAAGTTTGCTAAAGGTGGCTCTGTTTCTTCTGCGTCTAGTCGTGCAGATGGTTGTGCCACTAAAGGTAAAACTAAGGGCACAATGATTAAGATGAATTACGGCGGAAAGTGCTGATATGGCAACCGCAAAATCCGCAGGTAGCGTAGTTAAGTCTTTAAAGAAGGCTGGCTTCTATGAAGCGAGCAAGCCCAAGCGTTTGGGCATTATCAATAAAGTCACAACTAAGCCCCAGCGGATTGAGATGGTTGATAAATTGTTTTTAGCAAAGAAAGCTAAAGGTAAAACAAAATGATGGCAAGCCGTGGAATGGGAGCCATATCTCCCTCTAAGATGCCCGGTGGGAAGAAGAAAGCCCGCCGTGACAGCACTGATTTCACACAGTACGCTGAAGGCGGAAAGGTTAATGCCGCAGGTAATTACACCAAGCCTAGTCTGCGCAAACGGATTGTGTCTCAAGTAAAAGCCGCAGCAACCCACGGTACTGGCGCAGGCCAATGGTCGGCTCGTAAAGCTCAGCTTGTAGCTAAGAAATACAAAGAAGCTGGCGGAGGATACAGAGATTGAAAGCTCCTCAGAAATCGCTTAAAGACTGGGGCGACCAGAAGTGGCGCACTAAGTCTGGTAAACCGTCAAGCAAGACGGGTGAGCGGTATTTGCCTGAAGCAGCAATTAAGTCATTGTCTCCTCAAGAGTATGCGGCTACGACCAAAGCCAAACGTGCTGGCAAGGCATCAGGCAAACAGTTTGTAGCCCAACCTAAAACGATTGCAAAGAAAACGGCAGGATTTAGATGACCACTACCGGAACCACACTGTTCAACATGGACTTCACGGAGATCGCCGAGGAAGCGTGGGAACGTGCGGGTCGGGAAATGCGTTCAGGTTATGACTTGCGCACAGCACGCAGATCTATGAACCTAATGACCATTGAGTGGCAGAACAAAGGCATCAACATGTGGACTATGGAGCAGGGTATTATTAACCTAACTCCGGGTCTGGCTACGTATGCCCTGCCTACAGATACTATTGATCTGTTAGAACACGTTATCCGCACAGGAGCTAATACATCTTCTACTCAAGCTGATTTAACCATCACTCGTATTAGTGTTTCTACTTATGCAACAATCCCAAACAAACTCAGTCAAGCAAGACCAATCCAAGTTTGGATTCAAAGGCTTTCTGGGCAAACTAATCCAACGAATGCGGTCTTGGATGGAGCCATCACCTCCACGGCAACAACGATCACGCTTAACACGGTGGTTGGGTTAGCGGGAGCAGGATTTATTCGTTTAAACTCAGAAGACATCTACTATACCTATATATCAGGTAACACTCTTGGCGGTGTTTATCGCGGTCAGAACAACACCACAGCCGCCGCTCAAGCAGATGGCACAGCAGTCTTTGTCCCGCAGCTTCCTGCCATTACTGTATGGCCTACACCTGATAACACCACCACCTATCAATTCGTGTACTGGCGCTTGAGGCGAGTGCAGGATGCGGGTGCAGGTATGGAAACATCTGATATGAACTTCCGTTTCCTGCCATGTTTGGTGGCTGGGTTGGCTTATCACATCGCAGTTAAAGTACCTGAGCTGATGCCCCGCATCCAGATGTTAAAACAGATTTACGACGAGACATTTGAGATTGCAGCCGGTGAAGACCGAGAAAAAGCAGCCGTTAGGTTTGTACCTCGTCAGACGTACATAGGTAACACATAATGGGTAATCGTTTCGCATCCGGCAAGATAGCGATTGCTGAATGTGATCGCTGCGGCCAGCAGTTTAAACTCAAAAAGCTTAAGAATGAAATTATTAAGCAGCGTAAGTATGAGTTGTTGGTTTGCCCTGAGTGTTGGGATCCAGATCAACCGCAGTTAATGCTTGGAACGTTTCCAGTGGATGATCCACAGGCTTTGCGTAACCCTCGCAAGGACACAACTTATGTGACTTCGGGTGTAAACGCAAGCGGTAATCCATCAGGTGGTTCACGGGACATTCAGTGGGGTTGGTCACCTGTTGGCGGAGCTAGGTTTTTTGATGCAGGATTGACACCAAACTACTTGGTGGCAACAACATTTGTTGGTACAGTATCAATATCTTAAGGAGTTAATTATGGCATTTACAAAATCAGCTGATGGTATTGCTAAAAAAGGCAAGACCGAGGGTAAAAACTATGGCGATAGCGGCCCCGTTGCTAAAATGATGCACGGCGGCAAAGGTAAAGGTAAGGGTAAAACCAATGCCGATATGTTGTCTATGGGTCGTAACTTGGCAAAAATTGCCGCACAGAAACGAGGCTAATCATGGCTACATTTAGCAAAAAATTAATGGGTAAAGAAGTTGGCGATGCTTCTGTCTATGCCACACCACACACCATGACCGGTAAAGTTGTTAAAGCTTCCGAAAATCCCGGTTCTGGCCCTGACCATAGCGATGCCAATACCGTCAATATGTCTGTTGGAAATATTAGTCGCCGTGCACAGCCAGCAACAAAGACAACTGGTATCAAAATGCGTGGCGCTGGAGCGGCTACCAAAGGCTTTATGAGTAGAGGCCCGATGGCATGAACTACACCCAGCTTGTCACGCAGGTAAGCGATTACTGCGAGAACTCTTTCCCAACTGACAATATGAATACGTTCATACGTCAGGCGGAGCAGCGCATCTATAACACTGCGCAGCCAGCTAACTTGCGAAAGAACGTGACAGGCACGATTACCTCAACAAACAAGTACTTGTCTGCCCCAGAGGATTTCCTCTCTGTATATAGCCTTGCCGTATATCCGCAGAACACAACAACTGCTACCGGCACTGCCGGAGCAAAGTCAATTGTGGTGGCATCTACGACAGGCATTGCGGTAGGCCAACAGGTTACAGGTTCAGGTATTGGAACTAATGCCGTTGTTCGTAGCATTAGCGGAACCACAATCTATTTGACTGAGAACAACGCAACCACGGTCTCAAGCTCAGTGACCTTTCAAGGTGACTACTTGTACTTGTTGAACAAGGATGTGAACTTCATCCGCTCTGCTTATCCTCTGTCATCTTATGTGGCTGAGCCTAAGCACTACGCGCTGTTCGGCCCTACTGTCACTGGCGGTACGGTTACAAACGAATTGTCGTTTATTGTTGGCCCAACACCTAATGCAACCTACGTTGCAGAGCTGCATTATTACTACTACCCAGAGTCTATCGTTACCGCTGGAACTACTTGGTTGGGTGATAACTTTGATTCTGTACTGCTGTACGGCACGATCTGCGAAGCTCTTGTTTACATGAAGGGTGAGGCAGATATGATTGGCCTTGCTCAAGAGCGTTACATGCAGGCAATTGCTTTGTATAAAAACCTTGGTGATGGTAAGCAACGTGGTGATGCCTACCGAGATGGACAGGTTAGGGTTCAAGTTTCATGAGTTCAATTGTCCAAACCCAGACCACAAGCTTCAAGACGGAGCTGTACCAAGCTGTTCACAACATGCTTACGGACACGCTCAAGATTGCTTTGTACACAGCAAACGCAAATTTAAACGAAGCCACAACCATTTACTCTACAACCAATGAAGTGACTGGCGGTGGTTATGTAGCGGGCGGTGTCACTCTAACCGGGGTGACGCTTAACTCTGACGGCTATACGGCTTACATTAACTTCAACAACGTTGTGTTTAATGCATCCGTAACTTCTCGTTGTGCTTTGATCTACAACGTGACTCAGGGTAACAAATCTATTGCCGTGCTGGATTTTGGTTCAGACAAAACATCTACAAATTTCACAATCACAATGCCTGCCAACACTGCAACGGCAGCTTTAATCAGGAGTTCAAATTGATCGTTACTACCACCAAAGGCGAAATGGATGATTCTCTTCTTGAGAAAAAAGAAGGGGTCGTAGATAATGACAATGAGACTACCACTTGGGTGGAGTATTGGCTTGAGGGTGAGTTAGTTCACCGGTCGGCCCATGTGACTCTGAAGAAACCATTAACTTACGTGGCTGCTGAAGCCGCATCAATTGCATAAGGAGCCACAAATGGCAAATACTCAATCAATGTGCACTTCGTTCATGGGCGAACTCATGACGGCCACCCACAACTTTGGCACTGCCCCGATCCGTGCGGCAACTACTGCTGATACATTCAAGGCAGCGTTGTATCTGACTTCAGCCACAGTGAATGCGGCTACTACAGCTTACTCATCTACCAATGAGGTGACGGGTACAGGCTACACGGCTGGCGGTGTGACAGTGACCAATGCTACGGCTCCGATTGCTACAAACAGCTCAGCAACTGCTGGCGTGGCGTACTGGACACCTTCAGCGTCTATCACTTACACGACTGTGACTTTGAGCACAGCGTTTGATTGCGTGTTGATCTATAACAGCAGCCAGTCTGACAAGGCGGTGTCTGTTCACACATTTGGTTCACAGACCATTACGGCTGGTACGTTCACTCTGACCATGCCTTCCAACACCACAACAACCGCTTTGCTGCGCTTGTCCACAACCTAAAAGGTAAGCCATGTCTCTCGGCTGGGGCGACGGCGCGTGGGGGAGTAATGGCTGGGGCGGTACTCTCGATGCAACAGGCGTTGCCGCTTCTGGTGCGGTTGGCACTGCGTCGCCTGTAATTGAGATTGCTCTTACGGGCGTTGCCGCATCGGGGGCAGTTGGGAATGTAACTGAAACAAACAACCCAACGGAAGACGGTACTTTAGCAACAGGCAATGTTGGTACAGTTGTAGCGGATAGAACCATAGCCCTCACAGGCGTAGCCGCATCGGGCGCAGTTGGTACAGTTGTTCAGAGCAAGGCTGTTAATCTTTCGGGCGTAGCGGCTACAGGTGCGGTTGGCGCGGTCGTTAATTCATCGACTGTTGCCCTGTCAGGCGTGTTGGGTTCTGGTGCGGTTGGCACGGTTAGCCCAGACAGAAGCAAAGCCATAACAGGCGTTGCAGGCGCAGGCGCAGTAGGTACGGTTGTTCAGTCGGCATCGGTTGCTCTGAGTGGCGTTGCCGCTATGGGACTTGCAGGGCAAGTAATTGTTCCTTTGCTGCCAAACACTGCGATAGGCGCAGTTGGTTCTGTAACGGCTGACCGCTCAATTGCACTGACGGGTGTTGGTACTACGGGCGCGGTAGGCACGATGACGGTGGCAGAGCGCGTTAAAGCTTTGACAGGTGTTGCGGCTACGGGCGCAGTTGGTGATGTAATTGCTGTATATTGGAAACTAATAGATGACAGTCAGAATGCAAACTGGCAAAATATCAGCAATTCGCAGACACCCACTTGGACTACAGTCGCAACAACACAAACTCCCGAATGGGAAGAAATTGTAACTTGAGGAAATGATGCTGGTTTACAAGATCACAAACAACGTAAATGGACATGGCTACATTGGGATTACCCAGTGCGCTTTGGCTAAGCGTTGGCGTGAGCATCTGTGCGCAGCACGAACAGGCAGTGATAAACGTCTTTACAGAGCCATGCGCAAGTACGGCACAGACAACTTCAGTATTGCGGTACTAAAAGAAGCCACATCTTTTGAAGAGCTCCAGCGTTTTGAATGCGAGCTAGTTATTGAGCACAACACCCATGCTAAAAATGGTCAAGGATATAACTTGACGGCAGGTGGCGAAGGCAGGGATCGGGTGAATCAGAAATTTGGTGAAGCGTTGCCATACTCAGTATTGACTGAAGAAATCGTGGCGTTTGCCCGAGACCCACGGCACTGGAATATTTCTAATGCAAATGTGTTGGCCTTGATTGCGAATAAGTTTGAGCTAGACTGCTCAATTGATACAGTCAAGGATGCGCGTAACGGTAGTTCTTGGACTCATCTGAACGCCAAGTATCTGCCAGTTAAGCGTGGTCGCGGGGCGCGGAATGACGTAGTTTCAGACAAAACAAAAGCGGCTCATAGAGCCAACCTTGCAAAACATCACACAGCAGCTATTGAAGCTTCTGCTGAAATGCGTAAAGGCAAACGTGGTTCACACGCTAAAATATCTGAAGAAACTGTGCGTGATATATTTTTTAATCCAGAATCGTTAAACAAAACTGCAACTAAATTTGGTGTCAGCAAGAAAATGGTCTTGTTGATTAAACAGCGCAAAGCGCACACATACTTGACCCAAGGACTTTGACATGACAACCGCATACACCTCGCTTCTAGGTTTAGCTCTTCCCGTTCAAGGTGAACTCAGCGGGGTTTGGGGCGACGTTGTAAACAACAGCATTACATCTCTTCTCGACACCTCTGTTGCGGGTACAACCAACGTTAGTACTGACGGCGATGTCACACTGACCACAACCACAGGCGCTGCGAATACGGCCCGTCAAGCCATCCTCTTGTTCTCAGGTGCACG